ACACAAATCTACTTTCTTTTCTTGTTTAGCTTTTGCCGTTTGTTTACTTTTCCATGTATCAAACTGTACTATGTTGTCATCTTCGTATGCATCATAGCCGTGCCAATTCATACCACCATAGTATGTGATACCCTTTGGTTTGTTAGATATGGTGTCAGTCTTGACATCATAATCGCTACCCATACCACGCTGTATTGAGTAGGTATTTGATAGCCACATATTGTCCATTGTCTCGCCATGATCTTCGTTGATGATCGTGAACTTACCATTAGATCCGTCAAGGAATAACAGTTTGTCAGAGCCTATTGATTCTTCGATCATGTCTTTCCAATCGGAGTTGTATAGTAGTTCGGGATTCTGTGCCAACATTGGTCTAAGAATCCACTTCACATATTGATGTGTATCTGATTTATCTACATCAATCATTGGTGTTGGTAATTGTGGTCCGTTATGCATAACCCATATAGATCTGTTATGCTGTTTCATATTGAGAACTTCAAATGGGTGGCAGTTTGATTTGTTAGTGCCACCATTAGTTGTGAATCTGAAGTGCAAACCCATTGGGATTTTCATATCTTTGAATTTATCCCACAGATTTACTACATCATTCTCAGTCTTAGGAAGTTCTTTGAATGTTTGTATCTTGCCGTCAGCAAGAAACATACCACCAAATCCGTCAGAATTATTGTGATATGCTGATGTCAATAAGTTCTGTTTTAACTCACTAACATTATCTGATTTAATAATTAAACACATATTAGTATTCCTCGCTTTCTGTCTTTAATCGTTTGGTATTGCCTTTGTTGTATCCTTTTCTAACTAGCCATGAGAATAGGTAAGGATATAAACCTTTGTTCTCAGATCTATTCATATACTTAATGAAGTTAGTATATGATAAACTATATACGCTATCGGTATCTTTATCCAGACCGACAGTTCCAACCCAGTTGCATAGTGCGTCTACAAATTCTAGGTTTCGCAGTATGCCTTGCTTTGCAATATTGCCTCTGAATATTCTGAACTCGATTGTTCTAGGTTTGTGAGTAGCCAATGCTTCATACTTATCAGAACGATTTAGTGCGTCTTTTACTCGCTTGAATTTCTTAGCTGACCATTGACGGGAATCACGACCAGCAATTTTCTCAATGAACTTTGCATTGTATGTTCCATTTATAAACACTAACAGTTTGCCAATATCCAATGGTGTTAGTGATGCTCTATCAACATGGACATGCATACCACAAGTGCCTGTATTCCAAGACGATAACTGATCTGAATAATTCTGTTCACAGAATCTTGTCCAACGCTCTTTATGTATACCTAGCGTTGCAGGTGCAGTCACGATCTCAAATCCATTATCTAATGATCCGTCATGTTTGCATAATGCAAAGTGTTTCATAGTGTTGTGTATATCGTGGACTATATCGTCAGAACAACTGTTGCGTCTTTCACTCTCTATTTCAGTAGCTATTAGTCTTGTCTCATTCTTGTAGTATTGAGGAGATAGTTGTTGCGTCACATCATAATCGTAGCCATATACACCATAGCCATCTTCAGCATCTTCATCTTCGGGGTAATCGTCTACATGATAATACTGATCGTGTCCGTCATGGTATTCGTAGTTGTCTCTGCAACAATCACCAACCCAATCACCACGATCATCAACATATATACTGTCATCACGATAGGATAAAGAGCCACAATCAGAGCAAGTTATAAGTTCGTCATCTACACTACTGATTGCGTTCTGTAATCGTCTGTTTAGTTTGCTTTCCTCAAACACATCAAGCAATTCGCAGTCATCAAATACTTTGATAAACTCCTCTGCCAAATCGTGAGGAAAAGTAGATAACTCTTCAATGCTAAGATTAAACCTAGATTGTAATTCCCAAACATTAGTATTTGAAATTCTAATAAGTTTGTACATAGTATACAAAGTTTGATCTGTAGTACCATTGTAAGTAGTTCGCAGTTTTTCTAATAATGTCATATTAACCTCATTTCTATTTCATTATTAAAGCTATTATAATACATAGCACGACAAAGTAAATTGTCCACTTTGTCGCACCAATCACTTTATCAAAGTCGATCTTCAACATATCAATTAACCATTAATAGTTGTTGTATCAACTTTGATAGAACTCTCAGCACTTAGAGAATTACTAGTATATAATACTGTAAATCCTTGTTTCTTGAGCTGAGTATTAAATCTTGAGTATGTAGCAGGATATGGTTTTGCATCCCTATCCAAATGTGGTGTTTCAGTATTTGCCATACTCAATGCAAAGTCATATAATGCTTTGACATTCCCAAATACTTTAGGCACATCTAAGTAATTAGATTGAGCCACATATACAGTTTTTGCCATGTTATTTTACCCCCCATGCTTCCTGTAAATCGTTGATATTTAAGCCGTCTAGTCGTTTGTTAGATTGTGAGTTTATTCGATCAGCAAATCTAGAATTATCAAATCTGTTATTACTACTCGCCATGATATAAGTGATATCATCTACCATAGCTTTAGTAGGATTGTGTTTTGCTATTAAGTCAGCAAATTCTATAAATTGTTTTTTAGACAATGCCATTTTTATTACCTCGCCATATTTAAGTCTAGTATGCCACAACCATTTTCAGAGTCAATGGCACATTCTGTCACACCTAGCAGAATTATCTGCTAGACGCTAATTTCATATATTTTTCGTAGTCAGGATGAGCCTGAGCCTTACGAAGTAAAGCCACTCGACCACCATCTGAAAGCCTTTGATTTTCAGAATTAAAAACATAACCCGTAAAAACGGATTTTGCTGAACTCTCGTATTTATCTTTTTGACCATTGAAAATCGGTGATTTACCAATCGGTAAATAGCCTCGACCAATGATACCCATTCTTGATTTCATAGTTAAACCCTCACAATCTAAAACCATTATTACACAACCAATTTGAAAGTCAAGAAGTATTTTGATAGTGCGACCAAAATGTACAAAGTAATAAATTATGACCGACTAATTAACTTAAATAATGTAAATTAATAACATCAAATTAGTTGTTTAAAGTAGGTTAATTCTGACAGAATGATTTGAAATAGCAAGGTTATTTTGGTCACATGGGGCAGGTTGTCGCAATGCGACGATTTGCCGAGTATATGCGACACTATATCCTGCGACAAAATGCCTGATGTGACATATAGTCGCACCTTTTTTTGGGCATGGGGTGCCCTACGATTTACACGCATCATTTTTTCTTCCTAGATAACTCTAGGCATTAGCCCCCGAAGGGGCTAGTGTCTAAATTTATCTTTGTTCGTGTGCGACAATTCGTCCACACCAGTGTGTGTCATTTTGCCACAGTTTCCATACAGGTGCGACTTCTTGCCCCATGTAGATTTTACTTTTATTTTTAACCTTACGCTTAAACCAAGAGTAAGATTTTGAAGATACATAAACTGTATCAGATTTTTTTAATCTAACCATGTTAAAATTGTAGCACGAATAAAAAAAATTGTAAATTGGTCAGATTGTCACAGGGGTTTTGGGGGCTTGTTCGTAGTTTGTTCTAGTATATGGAACATCATATGGTAGTAATAATTTATTACTTAGGTCAGAGTGAGGTATTAGGACAGAGGGGTGTGGTGCTAACCTAGTACCCCCACCCCCAAAAAACCACGACTGCCACTACATACATATGCGTCAGAAAAAATTTTAGCAAAAATTTGGACCTTGAAATTTCGCGTGCCCCCTTTTTGCGAGGGGGTATGCCCGAAGGCATTTTTAACCCCCCTCTTCTTACAGGAGACACCCTCGGGGAGAGGGATGCTGTAATGCTATCATAACAACCCTTGTTTATGCAAGAGGTCTATGTTATAATTTTTTTATATGGATACAAATAAACCCTTGACAGGAAGACAGGAACTCTTCTGTCAAGAATACATTAAAGATCTAAATTCAAAAGCAGCTGCAAAGCGTGCGGGTTACTCAGACAAAGTAGCTGACGCGAAGTCCTATCAGTTTTTAAAGATGGATCGTATTAGAGATAGAATCTCAGAACTTAAAAAGGATTCTATGAAAAGGCTGCAGCTTGATGCAGATGATATACTAAGAAGGTTAGTGCGTATCGCAGATCAGACAGAACAAACAGGTGACTACAACGCAGCTATTAGAAGTTTAGAGTTATTAGGAAAACATAAAGCACTATGGACAGATAAAACTATTAACGAGACAACTTTAGTAAATGCTTTTGCATCTGGTAATTCTGACGAAGATATACAGCGAGATGTAGAGCGTTTGAAAAGAATAGCTACACCAAAACTAAAAGTCATAGCAGGAGACAAAAAATGATTTTAACCCCTAAACTAGAGCCGTACGCAGGACAACCAGACGTGGATACTTATTCACAGATAGTCTTGTGGGGTGGCGTTGCATACATCAGAAGATAGAGACGCAGCTACTAGACTAGCTGTCAAACAGGCGCGTGATGATTTACTAGCATTTGTTATGCTAATGAATCCTAGCTTTAACGTAGGACCGCATCACCGTTTACTTTGTGACCAACTAATGAAGTTGGAACAAGGAGAAACCGATCGCCTTATGGTCTTTGTTTCTCCGCGTTCTTCTAAGTCTTTAATCACTTCAACATATTTCCCCGCTTGGGCGCTAGGTCGTAATCCTTACTGGCAAGAGATAGCAGTATCTCACTCAGATGACCTAGCAACTAAGTTTGGTAGAGCTATTCGTGATATTATAAATACAGTTGCATACAACACAATCTTTCCAAAAGTAAAAATTAAAAAAGATAATCGTGCTGCAAACTCTTGGGCGCTAGAAGAAAGCGGCAAACAAGCTGGAAGTTTCTTAGCTGCTGGTTCTGGATCAGGTATTGCAGGTTTTGGTGCACACTTAGCTGTCATTGATGATCCTATATCAGAGCAAGATGCTTTTTCAAAGACTAGAAGAGAACAATTAAACGAGTGGTATGCCTCTGGTTTACGTACAAGATTGATGCCAGGTGGAAAAGTTGTGCTAGTTATGACAAGATGGCACGAAAATGACCTAGCTGGTTACCTATTAAAGCAACAAGAAGCTTCACCACTAGCAGATAAATGGAATGTGGTGCGAATACCTGCGTTAAATACTGCAGATTCTACAGAAAAACTTGTAGATGCTAGAGATTCTTTAATTAAACAAGGATATTTGACTGAAGAATACCCAAAACCAAAACTTGGTGAGTCTTTTTGGGGGGCACCTGACCGCGAAAATGGTTTTTGCTGGTCAACAGAGGACATTGTGCGTACAAAAAACAACACACCCCCGTTTAAATTTGATGCATTGTACCTACAAAGCCCATCATCAGAGACAGGTGGCATAATTCAGGTAGATTACTGGCAAGATTGGAGTAGCGAAGACCCACCCGAGTGTGATTTTATAATACAATCGTGGGATACTGCGTTTTCTACTAAAACAACTGCAGATTTTTCTGTAGTTACTACATGGGGCATATTTAAAAAAGATGATATTAGTTTAGCTAACATGGTTTTGCTAGGAATGGACAAAGGTAGATGGGATTTTCCTACACTTAGACAAAAAGCTGTAGATAAATTTATGAAACATAAACCAGATTCTATAGTAATTGAGAAAAAAGCATCAGGTCAATCTTTAATTCAAGATTTAAGACTAGCAGGCTTGCCAATACAAGAATATCAACCAGATAGAGACAAAGTATCTAGGGCATATGCTGTTAGTTCTCTGTTTCATAACTCAAGAATATATGC